AACCGGCCTCGGGTGCGGGCGCGCGCCGGTTTTCCTGGCGTTGTCTAGCTGCTCCCCTCCGTCCGAGCAACGTGAGGCGGCGCGGGCCCGCATGACCTGAGACGAACGGCCCGGAGGGGCCCGAGCTTGCGGAGTGAATTGATGATGTTGATCGAAGAGACCGCCGTTGCGGACGCCGCGCTGCCGGTGGCACAGTTCAAGGCGCATTTGCGGCTGGGCACCGGGTTTGCATAGGATGACGTGCAGGACGAGGTGTTGCGCAGTTTCCTGCGCGCCGCCATCGCCGCAATCGAGGCGCGAACGGGCAAGATCCTGATCTCGCGTCAGTTTTCCTGGACCGTCTACAACTGGCGCGATGCCACGGGTGAAGTGTTGCCGGTGGTGCCGGTGCAGATGGTCACCTCGGTGACGCTGCGCGATGGGGGCGGGCAGGACACGGTGCTGGACCCGGCCGCCTATCGGTTGGAGCGTGACAGCCAGCGGCCGCGGTTGCGCCCTGCGGGCGCGCTGTTGCCGACCGTGGCCACCGGTGGCGCGGCGATTGTCGCGCTGGTGGCCGGGATGGCCGCCGATTGGGGCGGGCTGCCGGCCGATCTGGGCCAGGCGGTGCTGCTGTTGGCGGCGCATTACTATGAATACCGGCACGAGACCGCGCTGGGCGATGGTTGCATGCCCTTTGGCGTCACCAGCCTGATCCAGCGCTATCGCACCGTGCGGTTCGGTTCGGGGGTGGTGCAATGAAGGCGCCGCATCTGAACCGGCGCCTGCTGCTGGAGACGCCCGCGCGGGTGGCTGACGGCGCGGGGGGCTATGCCGAGAGCTGGACGGCCCTTGGCACGGTCTGGGCCGATGTCAGCGCGCGCAGCGGTGCCGAGCGGTTCGAAGCGGGCGCTTCGCGCTCGCGGGTGAGCTACCGGATCACGGTACGCGCGGCGCCCGAAGGGTCTTCGATGCGACCCGCGCCCGAACAGCGGTTCACCGATGGCGCCCGTGTTTTCGTGATCCGGGCGGTGGCCGAGCATGACCCGGCCGGGCGGTTTCTGACCTGTTTTGCGGATGAGGAGGTAGCGGCATGAGCTATGGCGTGGCGGCGGCGTTGCAGACGGCGGTCTATCAGCACCTGCTGGCGGATGCCGGAGTGGCGGCCCTGGTGGGGACGGACATTTACGATGCGCTGCCTTCGGGCACGCTGCCGCAGACCTATGTGCTGCTGGGTCCGGAAGAGGTGCGCGACGCCTCGGATCAGAGCGGCGAGGGGGCCGAGCACCGGTTCACCGTCTCGGTGATCTCGGAGGCAGCAGGGTTCGCCGGGGCCAAGACGCTGGCGGGCGCGGTGAGCGATGCGCTGGACGATGCGGCGCTGAGCCTGGCGCGCGGGCGTCTGGTGGGGCTGTGGTTCGACCGGGCCTCGGCCCGGCGGACCGGAACGGGTGGTGCGGTGCGGCAGATCGATCTGCGGTTCCGCGCCCGCGTCGAAGACAATTGATCAACCTGAACGTGGAGTAACATCATGGGTGCCCAGAACGGCAAGGACCTGCTGGTCAAAGTGGACATGAACGGCACGGGCCTGTTCGAAACCATCGCGGGGCTGCGTGCCACCCGCGTGAGCTTTAACGCCGAGAGCGTGGATGTCACCAGCCTGGAGAGCCAGGGGGGCTGGCGCGAGCTGTTGTCGGGCGCGGGGGTCAAATCGGCCTCGATCTCGGGCTCGGGCGTTTTCAAGGATGCGGGCACGGACGAGCGGGCGCGGCAGCTGTTCTTTGACGGCGAGACGCCCGATTTCCAAGTGATCATCCCCGATTTCGGCATTGTCGAGGGGCCGTTCCAGGTGACCGGCATCGACTATGCGGGCAGCCACAATGGAGAGGCGACCTATGAGGTGAGCCTGGCCAGCGCCGGCGCCCTCAGCTTTACCGCGATCTGATCATGACCAATCCGTGGACGGGAGAGGTGGCCCTGGTCATCGATGGGCAGCAACGGGTGCTGAAGCTGACGCTGGGCGCGTTGGCCGAGCTTGAGGCCGAGCTGGAGAGCGGCTCGCTGGTGGAACTGGTGCAGCGGTTCGAGGGGGGCGCGTTTTCCAGCCGTGACGTGCTGGCGCTGGTGGTTGCCGGGCTCAGGGGCGGTGGCGCGGATGTGACCCGCGCCCAGCTTCTGAGGGCCGAGATTGCCGGTGGGCCGCTGGCGGCGGCGCGGGCGGCGGCGGAACTTCTGGCGCGCGCCTTCATGGTGCCGGGGGAAACATGAACGGGTTCGACTGGCCCGCGCTGATGCGGGCCGGGATTTTGGGATTGCGGCTGACGCCCGAGGCGTTCTGGCGCCTGACCCCGGCCGAGTTGCGGCTGATGCTGGGGCAGGGCGCGGGGAACGCGCCGATGGGCCGCGCCGGACTGGATGCGCTGCTGGCCGCCTGGCCGGACCAGACACAAGGAGAGGATCATGGCGGAGACTGACGGGTTTTCGGAATTGGAAGCCACGGGCGAGAGCCTGGGCGATACGCTGGGCGATGCCGCCGTCATGGCCGCGGGCTTTGACGCCGAGCTGCGCCGGGTGCGCAGCGCGCTGGCGGCCACCGGACAGGATGTGCAGACGTTGGAGCGGGGCCTGTCCAAGGGGCTGCGCCGCGCCTTCGATGGCGTCGTGCTGGATGGCATGAAACTGTCCGACGCGCTGGAAACGGTGGCCCGGTCGATGATTCAGACCACCTATTCGGCCGCGATCAAGCCGGTGACCGATCATTTCGGCGGGCTGATCGCGCAGGGCGTCGGCTCGTTGTTCGAGGGGCTGTTGCCCTTTGCCAAAGGCGGCTCGTTCAGCCAGGGCCGGGTGATGCCCTTTGCCAGCGGTGGCGTGGTCAGCGGGCCGGTGGCCTTTCCCATGCGCGGTGGCATGGGGTTGATGGGCGAGGCGGGGCCGGAGGCGATCATGCCGCTTGCACGCGGCGCCGATGGCAAGCTGGGCGTGCGTAACAGTGGCGGCGGTCGCGCAGTGAACGTGGTGATGAACATCACCACCCCCGATGTGCAGGGGTTCCGCCGCAGCCAGGGTCAGATCGCCGCCCAGATGGGCCGTGCGCTGGGCCGCGGCAATCGCAATCGGTAACAAGGGGAGCGGATCATGAATTTCCACGAGGTGAGATTTCCCGCCAATCTGAGCTTTGGTTCGATCGGGGGGCCCGAGCGGCGCACCGACATCGTGACGCTGGTCAACGGGTTCGAAGAGCGCAACTCTCCCTGGGCCCATGCGCGCCGGCGCTATGATGCTGGGGTGGGCATGCGCTCGCTGGACGATATCGAGACGCTGATCGCGTTTTTCGAGGCGCGCCAGGGGCAGGTTTACGGGTTCCGGTGGAAGGACTGGTCCGACTTCAAATCCAGCCTGGCCTCGGCCGAGCCGCGTTATGACGATCAGGTGATCGCGGTCGGAGACGGGGCCGAGACAGAGTTTCAGCTGGTCAAGGCCTATCGGTCCGGCACCAACAGCTATGCGCGCCCGATCAAGAAGCCGGTTCTGGGCACGGTCCGGATCGGTCTTGATCAGGACGAGATGAAAGAGGCGGTGGATTACCACGTGGATTTGACCACGGGCCTGATCCGCTTCGAGGCACCGCCGCCGGTCGGCGTCGAGATCACGGCAGGGTTCGAGTTCGACGTGCCGGTACGGTTCGATACCGACCGGATCCAGACCAGCGTGGCGAGTTTTCGCGCGGGCGACGTGCCCAATGTGCCGGTAGTCGAGGTGCGGGTCTGATGGGCGGTCCAAGCGAGGCGATGCAGGCGCATCTGGCCAGCGGGGTGACCACGCTGTGCCGGTGCTGGGCGATCCTGCGCAAGGATGGGGTGCGGTTCGGGTTCACCGATCACGACTGCATGCTGGAGTTCGACGGGTTCACCTTCAAGGCCGATAGCGGTCTGACGGCGGCGGCGCTGGAGCAGAGCACCGGCCTGTCGGTAGACAACTCCGAGGCGCTGGGCGCGCTCAGCGATGCGGCGGTGCGCGAGGAGGATATCGAGGCGGGTCGTTTCGACGGCGCCGAGGTGCTGTCCTGGCTGGTCAACTGGGCTGAACCGGAGCAGCGCTGGTTGCAGTTTCGCGGCTCGATCGGTGAACTCCGGCGCGGTGGCGGTGCCTTTCAGGCCGAGCTGCGCGGGTTGACCGATGCGCTGAACCAGCCTTTGGGCCGGGTGTTTCAGAAACCCTGTACGGCGGTTCTGGGCGATGGCGGCTGCCGGTTCGATCTCGATCAACCCGGATATCGCGCAGAGATCGCGGTGGAGCAGGTCGAGGATGGGCGCGTGTTTCGCTGGACCGATCTGTCCGGGTTCGAGCCGGGCTGGTTCCAACGCGGGCGGCTCGATGTGACCGGCGGCGCGGCGGCGGGACTGTGGGCGCTGATCAAGTCGGACAAGGTGAGCGCGGCGGGTCGTGAGATCGAGCTGTGGGAGCCGATCCGCGCCGCGCTGCGCCCTGGGGATGGGCTGCGGCTGACGGCAGGCTGCGACAAGCGGATGGAAACTTGCCGTCTGAAATTCAACAATTTGTTGAATTTTCAGGGCTTCCCCGACTTGCCACGTGAAGACTGGGTGATGGCCACGCCAAAGCGCACCGGCGCCAATAGCGGCGGGAGCCTGAGATGACCGGGCGTGGCGGCGAGGTGGTCGCGATTGCGCGCGGCTGGCTGGGCACGCCCTATCGGCATCAGGCGTCTACCCTGGGGGCCGGCAGCGATTGCCTGGGCCTGATCCGGGGTGTCTGGCGCGGACTTTACGGGCAGGAGCCAGAGGCGGTGCCCGCCTATTCGATGGACTGGTCCGAGCCGCAGGGCGAGGAGCGTCTGTGGCAGGCGGCGCGCCGGCATCTGATCGAATCCGCGCAGGGGCCGCTGGCGCTGGGCGAGGTGCTGCTGTTCCGCATGCGCGGGAGCAGCGTCGCCAAACATCTGGGCATTGTATCCGAGGTCGGGGTGAGCCCCCGCTTCATCCACGCCTATTCCGGGCATGGCGTGGTCGAGAGCCCCCTGAGCGCGCCGTGGCTGCGGCGCGTGGTGTCCCGGTTCGAATTTCCTCAGGAGGTGAGTTGATGGCGACGATACTTCTTTCCGCCGCGGGTGCGGCGATCGGCGGGTCCATCGGCGGCACCGTTGCGGGCCTGTCCTCGGCGGTGCTGGGGCGTGCCGTGGGTGCGACCGTTGGCCGGGTGCTGGATCAGCGGTTGCTGGGCTCGGGCGCCGAAGCGGTGGAAACCGGCAAGGTCGACCGCTTCCGGCTGACCAATTCCGGCGAGGGTCACGCCATCGCGCAGGTCTTTGGCCGGATTCGCGTGGGTGGTCAGGTGATCTGGGCCTCGGATTTTGTCGAGACGAGCACCACCAGTGGCGGCGGCAAGGGCGGGCGCTCGCAGCCCAAGACCACTCAATACAGCTATTCTCTGTCGCTGGCGGTTGCCCTGTGCGAGGGCGAGATCGCCGGTATACGCAGGATCTGGGCCGATGGTGACGAGATCTCGCCCGAAGAGCTGAACATGCGGGTCTATCGCGGCAGCGCCGATCAACTGCCCGACCCGGTGATGGAAGCGGTCGAGGGGGCCGGGCTGGTGCCAGCTTATCGCGGGACCGCTTATGTGGTGTTCGAGGATCTCGACCTGGACCGGTTCGGCAACCGGGTGCCGCAGTTCTCGTTCGAGGTGGTGCGGGTCGATCAACCCGATGCCGATCCTGGCGAGCTGGGGCTGGCGGGTCTGGTCAAGGGCGTGGCGCTGATTCCGGGGACCGGTGAGTACGGGCTGGCCACCACTCAGGTGAACTATTCCAACGGGCCGGGCAGCTATTGGGCGGCCAACAGCAACTCTCCGTCCGGGCAGACCGATCTGGTCACCTCGCTGGAGGCGATGGGGGACGAGTTGCCCGGCGTCGGCGCCGCCTCGCTGGTGGTGTCGTGGTTCGGGGGCGATCTGCGCTGTGGCGAGTGTGAGATCAAGCCGAAGGTCGAGCGCAAGAATATCGACGGCAGCAACATGCCCTGGCGGGTCTCGGGCCTGACCCGGGCCACGGTGGACGAGATCGCCCGGATCGAAGACCGCCCGATCTATGGTGGGACTCCGGCCGACGCGGCGGTGGTCGAGGCGATCCGGCACATGAACGAGGCCGGGCAGCGGGTGATGTTTTATCCGTTCATCCTGATGGATCAGCTGGCGGGCAATACGCTGACCAACCCCTGGACGGGCGAGGAGGGGCAGCCGCATCTGCCCTGGCGCGGGCGTATCACGCTGAGCCTGGCGCCGACCCAGCCGGGCACGCCCGACGGCTCCGCCGCGGCGGATGCCGAGGTGGCGGCGTTCTTTGGCACGGCCTCGGCCGCGGATTTCGTGATCGGCGACGGGGTGGTGACCTATACCGGGGGCGAGGATTGGGGGCTGCGTCGCTTCATCCTGCACTATGCCGCGCTGTGCAAGGCGGCGGGCGGGGTGTCGGCCTTCTGCATTGGTTCCGAGATGCGCGGCCTGACCCAGATCCGGGGGGCTGCCGGCTTTCCCGCCGTTCAGGCCTTGCGCGCCTTGACGGCGGAGGTGCGGGCCATTCTGGGGCCGGAAACCAAGCTGGGCTATGCCGCCGACTGGAGCGAGTATTTCGGCTATCAGCCGCAGGATGGCAGCGGGGATCGCTTTTTCCATCTCGATCCTCTGTGGGCCGATCCCGAGATCGACTTTGTCGGTATCGACAATTACATGCCGCTGTCGGATTGGCGCGACGGCGAAGAGCATGCCGATGCCCAGGCCGGGACCCGCCACATCTATGAGCAGGCCTATCTGCGGGCCAATGTCGAGGGCGGCGAGGGCTATGACTGGTATTACCATTCGCCCGAAGCGGAGGCAGCACAGATCCGCACGCCGATCACCGACGCGGCCCATGGGGAACCCTGGGTTTGGCGCTACAAGGATATCCGCAACTGGTGGGCCAACACCCATCACGAGCGGATCGGGGGCAATCGTCAGGCGCTGCCCACCGCATGGGTGCCGCAATCGAAACCGATCTGGTTTACCGAACTTGGCTGCGCTGCTGTCGACAAGGGCACCAACCAGCCCAACAAGTTCCTCGATCCGAAATCCTCGGAATCGAGCCTGCCGAAGTACTCGAACGGCGCGCGCGATGACCTGATGCAACTGGCCTATCTGAATGCGGTATTGGGATATTGGGACGATCCCGAAAACAACCCGGTTTCAATCGAATATGAAGCGCCGATGATCGACATGGCCAATGCCTATGTCTGGGCCTGGGATGTGCGGCCCTATCCCGCCTTTCCCAACAATCGTGAATTGTGGGCCGACGGCGCGAATTATGCACGTGGTCACTGGCTGAACGGGCGGTCGGGCAACCGGACGCTGGCCTCGGTCGTGCGTGAGATCTGTGCCCGTGCCAAGGTGAGCGCGGTGGATCTCGGCGCGCTGTGGGGCATCGTGCGCGGCTATTCGGTCGATCAGGTCAGCGATGCCCGATCCGCCCTGCAACCGCTGATGCTGTGCTATGGTTTCGATGCGGTCGAGCGGGACGGTAAGCTGGTCTTTCGTCTGCGCGACGGGGGACGGCCGATCGAACTGGACCGCGCGCTGCTGGCCGTTCACGAAGAGATCGATGGCGCGCTGGAGCATCGCCGCGATTCCGATCTGGAGTTGAGCGGGCGAGTCAGGCTGCGCTTTGTTCAGGCGGATGCCAACCATGATGTGGTGGCCGAAGAGGCGGTTCTGCCCGATGATGCCACGCATGCGGTGTCCTCGAACGAGATGCCACTGGCGCTGACCCGTGCCGAGGGGCGACAGACGGTCGAACGCTGGCTGGCCGAGGCCCGTCTGGGTCGCGATACGATCCGTTTTGCGTTGCCGCCCTCGCGGCTGGCGCTGGGCGCGGGTGATGTCATTCGTCTGCCTGAGGCCGGGGACGAGATCGGCGGGCTTTACCGGATCGACCGGATCCAGCAGGCGCATATGCAGCTGATCGAAGCGGTGCGGATCGAGCCGAATGTCTATCTCACCTCGGATATGGCGGATGATAGCCCGGTGGTGCAGGAATTCGTTCCCCCGGTTCCGGTTCTGCCCATGCTGATGGACCTGCCGTTGATGACCGGGGACGAGGTGCCGCATGCGCCGCATGTGGCGATCACTGCGCAGCCCTGGCCGGGCACCGTGGCGATCTATTCCTCGGCAAGTGACGAGGCCTATAGGCTGGACAAGATCGTCGCGGCGCGCGCGGTGATCGGGGTAACCGAAACGCCGCTGGCGCGTGCCCGCCCGGGGCTGTGGGATCGAGGCGACGCGGTCCAGGTAAAACTTGTCGCCGGAGAGTTGGAATCGCGCCCACGCGAGGCCATTCTGAGTGGAGAGAATCTGGCGGCGATCGGGGACGGCTCGACCGGCAATTGGGAACTGTTCCAGTTCCGCGATGCCGAGTTGATCGCGCCCGATACCTATCTGCTGCGCAACCGGCTGAG